CAAGGATGATAAAGATAATGTAACTAGCATTAAAGAAGGTCTTCCTATTAGAGCACTTGAAGATGTGCAAGTAAAAATACAAACAAAATTTGGCACCCTTGATTTTACAAAAGACGCTTTTAAAGTGACAAGTTCACCAATTATGGATCAAGAATCAAATAGAATGACTGTATTATTAAATTTGATAAATGATAAAGAAATTAAAAATTCAGAGTTACCAATTTTTGATCGATTTGTAGGTAAGATAAGTGACACAGTTATAAAAATACTTCAACAAAAATTGCAGGTAAGTAAAGATAAGATAGATGTCGAATCAACTAAAAATTCGTATGGTATTACAGGTAAGGGTAGGGGTGCTTTAAATATAATTTTAGATTTATGCCGAAGGTCAGTCCCTGTAAAAGGTGATGCAGGATATTTCTTCTATCAAACACAGGATGGTTTTAATTTCAAATCGATTGATTCTTTATTATCACAGGACTCAAAACAAAAATATGTCTACTCTGGTGCATTAAAAGAGAACCTAGAAAATAGTGATAACGATTTTAAAATATTATCTGCACCTAGAATTAAAAAGGATCAAGATATAACAAAAGCATTAAAAAATGGTACTTATGTAAATCGTAATGTATTTTTTAATCCACAAACATTTGAGCATAGTGAAATTGTTTTTAGTGTTGGTAAAGATGGTGTCAAAAAAACTTTAGGAGGTGATTTACCTGTTAAACCAAAGGATGTAAAGGGTTTTACAAAAACAAATCATCATATACTAGATATTGGTTCGTTTGAAACACAAAATCAAAATCCAAATAATGATCCAAGAGAGTGGCAGGCTACGTCTCAAATGAGGTATAATTTACTTCACTCTATTGTCATGAATATTCAGATACCCTGTAATACGGAGTTAAGGGCGGGTGATATTATTGAGATAGATATTGAATCTCAGCAAGAGGATAAAGTTGATTCACCATCTGATGAACAACAAGGTGGTAAATATTTGATTTTACATTTGTGTCATCACTTTGACACGTTAAGATCTTATACATCACTTACTCTTGTGCGTGATTCTTATGGTATAAGGAGGAGTAAAGACTAATGAAAGAAGAATTGTTTGAAGGTTTTTTCTCTGGTGGTGTTGAGTTTTGGATCGGTAAAGTAGTAGACATTGAATCTCAAAGGTCAACTGCACAGGGATTTAGTTGGGGATGGAGATATAAAGTACGTATCTTCGGAACATACTCGAATAGTGATAACATTGAAGATAAAGACTGTCATACAGCGATGGTCATGCTTGGTGTTACTGATGGTAGTGGAGGAGCAGGAAGAACAAGGGCAGTTCGTATTACACAACATGATATAGTATTTGGTCTTTTTATGGCACCTGATCAGAACTTCCCTGTGATTATGGGTGTTCTAGGCAGAACAAAAAAGACAAGAAATTTTGGTGGTAAGTTTGGTGTGCTGACTGGATTTACAAAAAATTTAATTCGTGGTTTAACTGAAAATCAAGAATCAAATGAATGTGACTCAGTAAATATACCAAAAGTTACGCAAAATAGTAAGAAGGGTGACGGAGTAGGTAGAGAAGTTAATCAAGGTCAATTAGAACAAATGGGAGAATCTACCACAGAGTCAAATGTAAATACAAGGAGGGAACCAGAGGGATCTACCCAGTTTGACACAGAGGGTCTAGATCAAAATGAAATCAATCAGGCAGTTGCAGAGGAGAAAGATTTTATATCAGCACAAGGTGGTGATTACTCTGACAGTAATGTAATTAATGAGACAGAGAACAATGATGAAAATGCACTTGAGATCTTCTAATAAATAATGGTGGAGATGTAGTATTATGGCAGAATTAAACGTTAAATTAAATGAGAAAATTCAGAAAGAGGTCTTCACGACTGCAAGACCTCCTTTCTTGTCGGCAGATCAAATTGATGTTTTTTCTGACGTTATAAAAACTAATTCACCTTTTCTTCAGGATCAAATAAAAGAATTAAAAACAAGTTTCCCTACGGAGTTTGGTGACATAGAAGCTTTGACTGAGGATCAGATAAATGATTTTACAAGTTTGGCGACCGATGAATTACAAGAAAAATTATCATTATACGAAAAAATAGCACTCCCTGATGTCACATCAATATCCTCGACCACAGGATTTACTGTGATTGCTGCTGATCCTAATAGTGCTCGGTTTTTTGAAAGAACTGACACAGCGATGAAAAATTTCTTTAAAATTGCGTCAGAAGTTGACAATTTTAATTTAGATTTATCTGGTGAGTTGTCAAAATTGACAAAGATGGTGAGCAATTTTTCAAAAACATTCATTGGAAAAATATCTGACTCATTGCAAAATGGTTTAGTGAGTTTCATTGATAACAGCATGATGACTCAAGCGAATTTGATTTTCACCACATTTGCAGCTGCTCAAATTCCTAGACCAATAGCACTTAAAGCAGTTAAAGCGTTTCAATCCTCATTAATTGGCCCAGTTACAAAACTTTTTGATGGACTTGGGTGTTTGACATCGAAAGTTGTAAGTGCGATGTCTGGTGTTATTAGCGATATGTTAACATCCATGACAAAAAATATGTTGAACGCTCCAACTTGTGCAACTCAACAATTTGTTGGTGCACTAACAAACAAAATCGCTGATTCAATTGATAACAAAGTAGCACCTCTTCTCTCTCCAATACAAAATATACTTAGTCCAATTGGTGCAAAGTTTCCAATTAAAGATAAGATTATGGGAGGAATTGATTTTATGAGCAAAGTTGGTGGTTTGTTTAAGTGTGAGTTACCAGAGAAACAAACATCATCATTTAAGTATACTATTGATGGATTACTTAAAAAAGATCTTGGTGGTGGTGAGCATAAGTCTTTAATTAATGGAGCAATGAACGCTGCTGCTACAACAAACTCTTTCTTACAAAAAGCAGAATCAGGTTTATCAAAATTTGAGCAAGCATATGGAAAGTGGTCAATATTTGGATCTCCTGTTGACAGTGGTGGTGCTCATGAAAGTGCCTTTACTGGAGGAAATTGTTATACGGGTAATCAATTTGCATGTGGCCCAGCAGATGTAGACTTTTTCGGTGGAAATGGTGGTAGTGGTGCAAAGGGTAATGTAATTTTAGGTAATTTTCTGACAAAATTTGATAAAGACGACATATATGGTAGTTTAAGGAAGACAGCAAGTATAATTGGAGTAGAGATTACTGATCCGGGCTCAGGATATACTTCACCACCACTTATTTCATTCGGTGATAAGTGTGATCAAGGTTACGGAGCATATGGAAGAGCAAATATTGACAAGAATCCAAACTCACCTACTTATGGACAAGTAACATCAGTTACCATGACGAGTATTGGAGAAAATTATCCGGTAGATGCATCAAAAACTACTGTAAACGGACAGTTCCCAGAAGTCTTTATTGATGATATAATAATAGAAGATCCCGGATCAAACTACCAAGAAGGGGATAGTATTAGTGATGATGTTAGACCAGTTATTGAAACAAATCCCGAATCACGAAATTTTGGTAGAATTGTTGCGATTGAGATCGTCAATCAAATACCATATAATAGATTTCCAAAAATGAGAGTTAAATCCGAAACAGGATTTGGTGCAGTCATACGACCAATAATGTCCACTATTAAGACTCAGGTAACATCTGATGAAGTTGTGGAAAATAGTGCTATAAGAACAGATACTGCACTAAGAGATATACAAGGTAGAAAAGTAAGTCAAGTATTCAAGGTCATACAATGTGTAGGGACTTATCCAGCGACTACCATCGTTCCACTTACTCCTAAAAAATCAATTATTCAAGATGTAGAGGAAACTCCAGAACCACCTACCCCAGAGATAAATGTTCCCGACACCACCACCACCCCTGTTCAAACTGTCACAATTAGTGATACTACGACTTCAACAGTTTCTGCACCAAGTCAACAAACGACTGGACAGAGTAACACTCCTCCTCCTAGTAGTCCTCCTAGTGGTGGCGGGTCTGAGGGATCAGGTGGGGGATACGGATACTAATTATGAGTCAAAAAGAAAGTAGACAATTAGAAATTTTTGGAGGAAAACTCCTCTTTGAAACAGGAGCAGAGGAGCAATCAAATGCTGGCCCTGCTGCCTACATAATGGAATCACAAACCGAAGATAAATTAAAATATAGTCAAAGTTTTCATGAAGGTAGTGGACTTGCAAGAGTTAGTGCAGATAAAACCTTGCAAATAGAGTCTGGTGCAAGATGTGATAATAATGAAGCAGGTTTTAATATGACAGTTCATAATGGTAATACATTAATTACTAATATGAATGGTGATATCTCAATTCAAGGTAAAAAAATTACGATTGGTGCTCATGATGAGTTGGTGTTACAAGCACCAAAGGTAAGAATAGGATTTGTTGGTGGGGAAACCACAGATATTAATTTAGTTGGAAGTAAAATTTTACTTAAAGCAGGATCATCATGTAAGTTAAATAACAAAATATTGTATAGTAATGTTTTTGCTGCTTTTGCAAGAGCATTTGTTTCAGTTAACAAGTGGTATAACAGTCTCCCTTCAGGTTAATGGCAGATTACAAAGAACAAGGTTTATATCAAGAGGGTAATTCTTTATTCGATGATATTTTTGTGTTCGGAGATCTTGAGGTACAAAACATTAATGTTTTAGGAATCATCACTGCGACTACGTTTTCTGGTGTTGATGCAACTTCATTGAAGGATGGCACAGGCACCGTTCAAATACAGGCAACAACAACGGGTGCAACTCATTCAGGTCGTGCGGTATTTAATGAGGTAGAACTACAAGGTAAAGTATATGATAGTGATGGGGATTTTGGTACAAGCGGACAAGTTTTATCATCAGATGGAACTGATATAGAATGGGTAAATGCCGGATCTTTATCTGCTGGTGCAGCAGCAAAAGTTGCAGTGACAAGCACAAACACAGGATCACACTTCTTATCTTTTGTTGATTCTGTTACTGGAAATGAGGATGTAAGAGCAAATAGTAGTCTTACTTATAATACTGCCACACAGGTGATAACTGGTAGAATTTCATCAATTGATAATCATAATACTGGTGCCCTATCTGAAGGATCAAATTTATATTACACGAATGCGAGAGTAATATCTGCCATTGCATCAGGTTTTACTGTATCTGGTATAATAACTGCTACGACATTTGATGGTGATCTTACTGGAGATGTGACCGGAAATACTAACGGAACTCACACAGGTGCAGTTACAGGAAATGTGACTGGAAATATTAATGGACAATTGACAGGTGCAATTCAAACAGCATCACAAACAAATATCACATCAGTTGGCACACTAACTGGACTAACAGTCGATGGTAATCTTATCTTAGATAGCACAAGTAACTATATTCATATTAAGGGTGCACTTTATGATAAGGACGGACAATCTGGAAGTGCCGATCAAGTTCTAGTGTCTACAGGAACACAAGTCGATTGGAAAGACACAACATCATTGACTGCAAGTAATTCACAAAAAATCACTATTGCTGAGAGTGACACAAATTCTGATTTTCCAATTACGTTTTCTGCAGCTCCGGGTCAATCTGGTGGAAATACTTTACTTTCCGACAACCAGTTTACTTATAATGCATCCTCAAACGTTGTAACTGCTGGTACATTTAGTGGTTCGGGTGCAAGTCTTACAAGTTTAAATGCCAACAATTTAAATTCTGGTACGGTCGCTAATGCGAGATTAACTGATTCAAGTCTTTTTGTTCAAGGTATGATTATGATGTATAATGGATCATCTGCACCTTCCGGTTGGGCGATATGTAATGGACAAAATGGAACACCCGATCTCAGAGACAGATTTATTGTTGGTACTGGTTCTTCATACAGTCTTGGTAATACTGGTGGTGCTAACTCTGTAACTCTAACAACGTCACAGATGCCATCCCACAAACACAATACTACTTTTGACAATAAGAAATATTTTCCGGGTGGTGGTTCTACCTCTATTAATTTTGGTGGTGCTGGTGGATACCCTGCTGACACATTTACCATGAGTAATGAGGGTGGTGGACAGTCACACGAAAACCGACCACCTTACTATGCTCTTATGTTTATAATGAAACTCTAAAATGTTCATAGGTTGACAAAAATACCTATATATGCTAGGATATTAAAAAATCGGAGTCTTTCAATGAACGATGCATCAGTGGTAAAGACGATAATCGATATTTGTTCAAGGTCTTTCAAAATTGTAAGTGATCAGGGTCACATACAATTAGTTCAGTGTGAAACCACTCAAGAATTTATGGATGTTCTAGAGGTTTGTCATGAATTTTGTGATGATAGTTCTCTTGTCTATTCAGAGATCATAACAAAACCAAAAAGGGTTAGAAAGACTAGAAAAAGAAAAAAAGAGAAAGAAACAGAATAAATAGTCAAAAAGACATGAAAAAATTTCAAGAGTTTACTGAAAATGTCGATAAAGTTGCTGCGTTAAAAGCAAAGCAAAGGGCTGCTGTCGATAAATTTAAATCTGGTAATCAACCCACACCTAAACCAACACCCGAAAGAAAAAAACATCAGGGAAATATTGAAACTGAAAATTTGATTGCCAAAAAGCAAGCAAAAGCAAAAGCAATGGCAAGAAAAGCAGAAATCCGTGCTGAAATCCAGAGAGAGAAACAGGATAAATAGATCATAGACATATTTTGAATAAGCGATGCCACTTAATAAGTTAGAGAATTTTATAAAGAACACTGAGGGTAGGATTCTCTATGTAAATCCAAATGACTTGGATGCAACAGATAGTATATCAAATCAGGGAAACTCTTTAGCACAACCTTTCAAGACGATTCAAAGGGCTCTGCTTGAGTCTGCTAGATTTTCATATGTAGAAGGAAATAATAACGATTTAATTGAGAAGACAACTATATTACTATTTCCCGGAGATCACGTTATTGATAACAGACCCGGATTTGGTATAAAAAAGGTAGGTAGTGTCGCAAAAGCAGTTGCCCCTGACGGATCAGGATCTAATGGTGCAGAGACAGATGCAATCGAAACTTTATCATTAAACTTAACCTCTAACTTTGATTTAACACAAGAAGATAATATACTTTACAAATTTAACAGTATTAATGGTGGTGTTATTGTACCTCGTGGTACATCTATAGTTGGACTTGACCTTAGAAAAACAAAAGTAAAACCAAAATATGTTCCAAATCCATTTGATGATTCTGTTGATAGATCTGCTATCTTTAGAATTACTGGTACATGTTACTTTTGGCAGTTCTCTATATTTGATGGAGACGAGTCAGGTGTAGTATTTACAGATAGTTCAGATTTTAGTGTAACAAATCGTTCTAAACCAACATTTTCTCATCATAAACTCACATGTTTTGAGTACGCTGATGGTGTAAACACGGATGATCGATTTAATTTAACCGATTTAGGCATATATTATAGTAAACTATCAAACGCATTTAACAAAACTGCGAGATTTATTGATACTCAAGATAGATTTCCCACAAGCACAACAGGTTTTTCACCACAAAGACCTGAATTTGAAATTGTTGGTGCATTTGGATCTGACCCAATCAATATCGCATCAATAAAATCTGGTGACGGAATAACCCCTACATCTATAATTACTGTCACAACTGCTGCAGATCATACCTTGACAACAGGTACACCAATTAAAATAAGAGGTGTAGATGATTTAAGATATAATTTATCAACAAAAGTTCAAAATGTAACAGGATTACGTACATTTACATATTTGTTACCATTTGTACCTGATGACTTAGCAGCATCACCAAGCACATCTGCTGGTACAATAACAATTGAAACTGATACTGTTTCAGGTGCATCACCTTATATCTTCAATATATCTCTTCGTTCCGTGTATGGAATGAACGGTATGCATGCTGATGGTGATAAAGCAACTGGGTTCAAATCAATGGTTGTTGCTCAGTTTACTGCGATTTCACTTCAAAAAGATGATCGTTGTTTTAAAAAATATGATCAAGTATCAAGAACATATAAAGGAATTAATTTACCACCAACACCATCAACAGGTAGTGAGTTAGCAACTTTATCTTCATCTCAAGACCCAACTAAGGTATTTCACTTAGATTCTGATGCAGTTTATCGAAAAGGATCAGAGACATTTCATATTAAACTATCTAATGACGCGATCATGCAGATTGTGTCTGTGTTCGCGATTGGATTTAATAAACACTTTACAGCAGAAACTGGTGCTGACGCTTCTATCACAAACTCTAACTCAAACTTTGGTCAATTTGCGATTGCATGTGATGGATTCAAGAAAGAGGCATTTGCAAAAGATGATGCAGCATTTATCACTCAAATCATCACACCAAAAGAAATTACATCTGCGCAGACAACTGTAGATTGGCAGAGAATAGATGTTGGTAAAACAAAAACTGTTGGAATTACAAGTCACTTATATCTTTTTGGATTTGATACTTTAGATAATGTTCCACCAACAGTAATTCAAGGTTATCGAGTTGGTGCTGCTGCAAGTGATCGATTATTCGTTGATTTTACAAACGCAAATGTAGGAACAGGTGTACGAGAAGCAACTATTCGTATGATGGATGTTGCAGTGGGATCAGGATCTACAGGAAATAATTCGAGTGTAAAACTATACAAAGTAACATCAGGCCCAACTGGCAATACGTTTACAATTGGTGAACATAAATTAACCACTGGTGAAAAGGTCAGAATAATTAGTGACTCTGGTGATCTACCAGAGAATTTAGAAGAAAATACAGTTTATTTTGCGATTGTAGTTGCGGGATCACCAAGTAATCAAATAAAACTAGCATCATCTAAAACAAATGCTGATAATGGTGTACCACTTATAGTTCATGGTGGAACAAAACTTAAAATAGAAAGTCGTGTTTCAGATAAGGCTGCTGGTGATGTAGGATCACCACTACAATTTGATGTGACTAATTCAAATTGGTTCTTAAAAACAAATAGTAATAGTGAAATATTCCAAACAATCAACACGCAAGGAACCACAGGATTAGGTGCAAATACACCCGTATCATTCATACAAAGAACTCCTGATGAAAGATCTCTTGATGAGAAAATTTATAAGATAAGGGTCGTTGTACCGAAAGAAAGTGATAATGCAAAGAATCCAGAGGAAGGATTTATATTACAAGAGTCAAGCACAACTGGATATAGATCTGATTTATCTCCAACTTTACAGAATATTGATGGTGATGATTATGACTATAAGAGAAATCATAGATTTATAAGCACATGTTCAGAGTCATCTGATGTTGTAACTATGGTATCAGTTGCACCTCATGATTTAAAAGTTGGTGAAAGAATTTTTGTAAGAAATTGCACCGACGATGATGCAAATGGAACATCAACTGGTGTGTTTGATAAAGGTTACAATGGATCATTTATAGTTGCATCTATTATAGATGATAAAACTTTCACATATAATGCTCAAGATACCAACGGAGTTGTACACTCTATTGGTAATTTTACAAATGTTGTTACAACAGATGCATCAAGAACAACCACACTTCCAAGATTTGAAAGAAACGATATAAAAAGTAATTTCTACATTTACAGAAATGAAACTATTAGTCCATACATTAAGGATACTCAAGATGGTATCTATCATCTATTTGTTCTTCATGCTGATAATGCAATAAGCGAAGAGTTTACTGATCTAAAATATGGACAGAATGTTGTTGACTTATATCCACAATTAGATCGTGATAATAATCATTCAAATCCACCAGCATCTGTATCATTCGCAAAGAGAGCACCGATAGGTGATGTTGCAACAGATGATTTGAGAAAGAGTATCACCAGAGAAACAACTGATAAACTTATCAAAGATGTTGGTTATGGAAGAAGAGTCACAGGAGTAACAACTCACTTTGACTCTACGAATGTAGGTCTTGCCACTATTACATTTGATCGACCTCATGGATTTGGTGCTGTTAAGTATAGAAACTCAATATCTAATTCAGGTGCTAACCTTACTAATGGAACATTTCATGGAATTAAATTATTTAATTCTGATGGATCAACATGGCAAGGTGCAAGGGCATCTGTTGTAATTTCAGGTGGACAGGTTGGTGTTGTTACAATTACTGAGGGTGGATCTGCATACACCACAGGAAATCTTGTCATAGATAGACAATTTATTGGTGGTAATTCTGCAACTGCTGCACAAATATCAATATCAAATGTTCATGGACTGTCAGGTGTATCAACAAACATTGGTGATGTAGTCAATCTAACAGGTATTGGTACTGCTGCAGATGGTTTATATCGTATAGCAACCATACCATCTACCACACAAATATCAGTTGCACTGACTGCAACATCACCTAGACCACAAATTAATCAGTATGCTATAAATGTGGGGCCTTCTGCTGAAATATCAAGTGAATCATTCTCTGGAGATACAACCACATTTAACACAGTTCTTGGACATGGATTAATTAGTGGACAAAAATTTAAAGTTCTAGATGCGAACAATCAAGATTTAGGATCATTCTTTGTTAAAACAAAAGTATCTGCCACATCATTCACTGCTGTAACAACAGTAGATCTTGGTACACCTAAATTTATTCTTGTAGATGGAGTTGCATCAGCAACACCACTTTCAGATAAGGAAAATGAAAATGTAGGTTCAAGAGGTTTAAGTTTCTATGATGGAGATTATTTCTTCTTAGGTGCAAACGCAACTAATTCTACAACAATCACAGTTTCACTACCAAACAATGGTAATAATGACTCTGCTGCGATTAGATCAAGATTCCCTATCGGATCTTATCTACAGGCTGGCGATGAAATAATGAGAGTCAAGAGCACATCAGTATCTGGTTCAAGTCAAATCCAAGTTATCAGATCGGCACTTGGAACTCCACAACAAAATCATTTATCAGGCGATATTGTTAGAAAGATTAAACCAAAAGCAGTAGAATTACGCAGACCATCTATCATTCGTGCGTCTGGTCATACATTTGAATATCTTGGATTTGGGCCCGGTAACTATTCAACAGCACTACCACAGGTTCAGGTTAGAACATTATCAGAACGTGAAGAATTTTTAGTACAGTCACAGGAGAGATCATGTGGTACTGTTGTTTATACTGGTATGAATAACAGAGGTGACTTCTTTATTGGTAATAAGAGAGTTAGTTCTGCAACTGGTCAGGAAAGAACATTTGATGCTCCTATCTCAACAGTTACAGGTGAAGATCCATCAAGACTCTCAGTTATATTTGATGAAGTAATTATCAAAGAAAGATTAGTTGTTGAGGGTGGTAAGTCAAATACAATTCTTACACAGTTTGATGGCCCTGTTACATTTAATAAGTTAGTCAAGATTAACGAAGACTTAACTGTCAATGGTATTATGAAACTCAATAATACCTTTGAGATTACTAATACCATCCAATCGACTTCAAAAGACACAGGATGTCTAGTTCTTGAAGGTGGACTCGGTGTCGAGAAGAACTTAAACGTTGGTGAAATGTTTAAGGTGTCTGGTGTATCTACAGTTGGAAGTCTTGGAGTCACAACTAACTTTACTGTTAACGGTATATCAACATTTACAGGTGCGGTTAATCTTAATGGTGGTATTGATGTAGGAAATATTGATATAGGAATTACAAATTCAAATCAAATTGATACCGACAGTGGTGATCTTATTCTTGATTCTGCAACAAATACAGTTCAAGTTAGTGCAAACTTATCTGTTAATGCAAATATCACTGGAAACCAACTAGACATTGATAATGTCAATATTGATGGAAATGTAATCACAAGTTCAAACTCAAATGGTAATCTTACACTTAGAGCAAATGGATCAGGTGTAGTTGATGTTGATGACACTCTAGTAACGAATGGATTTAGATTTGATGGTCAATCGGAGGTCTACACTTCTGTAGATACAGACCTATCATCAGTATCATCGAATCATGACACTCTTGTATCAGCAAAAGCAGTCAAGTCTGAACTTGATGCTCTTGATACAACTCTCACAATTAGTGCAGATTCTGGTTCAAACGATGATGTCACAGTTGGAACTGACGTTCTTAACTTTGCTGGAACTGTGAATGAAATTGAGACGACAGTATCTAATAATCAAATTCAAATTGGACTACCAAGTAATATAACTGTCTCTGGAAACTTAACAGTTAATGGAAATACTGATCTTGGTAATGCAACATCTGATACGATCACTGCAACTGGTAGATTTGTTAGTGCTTTAATCCCTAAAGATGATGATACGCACGATTTAGGTTCAAATAATCATAAGTGGCAAGACTTATTTATTGATGGCACTGCACATTTAGATGCTTTAATCTCAGGTAATGTTGATATAAATGGGGGAGCAATTGATGGTACTGCGATTGGTGCAAATGCTCAATCCAGTGCTAAATTCACTGTGCTTGATGTTGACCATATAAGACTTGATGATAGAACGATTACAACGACAGATGGAAATCTAACAATTGACTCTGCGGGTGGAACCACCATTATGAATGACATTGTTGATATTAATGGTGAGGCACGAATTGATAATGTACAAATTGATGGTAATACTGTTTTAACATTAAGCGGTAGGTTAATTCTTGATTCTCAAAGTGGGGAAGTTGAGATAAATGATAATGTTGACCTTAATGGTAACTTGGATACATCGGGATCTATTTCAGGTAACTCTGGTTCATTTGTAAATGATGTTGTAGCATTTACCTCTGATATTAGATTGAAGACTGACATTGAACCAATTCAAAATGCACTTGATAAAGTTCAAAGTTTAAATGGATTTACTTATAAACATAATGAGATAGCAGGGGAACTTGGTCTTAACACAGAAACTAGATATGCTGGTATATCTGCACAAGACTTACAAGAAGTTCTACCTGAAGCAGTGAAAAATGCTCCAGCAAGTGATGAATATCTAACAGTTCAGTATGAGAAAGTTGTGCCACTTCTTATCGAAGCGATTAAAGAACTTAAATCAGAAATTGAGGAATTAAAAAAATGACACTTCCATCATCAGGATCAATAAGTATGAGTCAGATAGCCAATGAATTTGGTTACACTGATAATCCTCGAACTAAATTAGGAGACTATCGCACATTGGCAAATGGATCTAATTATCCGCAGTCAATCGGTGCATTATCTTTTAGTTCAATTTGTGGTACTGGATCTGTCGCTACGGGTAATAATCAAATCAGAATGAGTCAATTTAGAGGAAAACAACTTCAACAAGTTGTTAATTTTTGGTCATCAGGTGCTGGTGGTTTTAGATTAAATGCAAAGTCTAGATATAATAATAATGGAATGATTGGTAGTAACAACCAAGTTGCAGTTGTTGGTGGATATCGCACAAGACCATCCAATTCAAGTGGAACTAAGGTTCATATTCATGTAAATCAGGCGATTGGATCTGAAAGATTTGATCCAGATCACTGTGCATTAAGAACCGGATCATGGGATGGTAGTACAACATTGCAAGTAGATGTTGGTGGTTCAGGAAGAATACAAGGTGCTGGTGGATTTGGTGGTAATGGAGCAAATGGAGCAACTGGTGGAAGTCAAGGAGGTGCAGGTACAAGTGGATTAGGTGTGGAATATTCCCCTACTCAAGTTAATATCGCATCAGGTGGAATTATATCTGCTGGATTTGGTGGAGGAGGAGGTGGCGGTGGTGCGCATGACCACGACCATAAATCAGAAAGAACTGCTTCTGGAAGTGGAGGTGGTGGAGGTGCAGGTCTACCAGTGGGACAAGGTGGAGATGGGCCAAATAATGGAACAAATGGTGCTGAAGGGTCAGCTGCTATAAATGGAGAATTAGCAGGAGAAGGTGGGGGTGAGACAAACAATGAAGGTGAAGCGGTTGGTGGAAATGGTGGTGATGGAGGATCACCAAATGAAGCAGCAGATCCCGGTGAAAATGGTTCCGGTGGAGAAGGATCAGGCGGTGGAGGTGGAGCCGCTGGTGGAAATGGTGCTGCAATAAGAAGAACTAATGGTAGTATAACAGTAAATATATCTGATCCATCAAACTCATTAAATGGTAGAGGATCAACAACTGCAACGACTGTGCAATAAATAAAAACTATGCTATAATATAATTACTAGATTTTTTGATATGGCATTTGAGACTGATTTAATAAGAAGATATACTGGTGCTTTCACAAAAGATGATTGTGAAAAAATTATTCATGGTATCAAATTTTTTGAAGATAATCATCTTTTATTCTACGATAAGGAAATATTAGATCGACAAGATCATAAAGTAGTTAACGTGACACACGAATATGATTTTTCTGTGTCGAGTCGAATATGTGAAGAAATGTTCCCGAAATTAAAACCTTGTGTGGATGAATATCTTAAGGCATTTAGAATTTTAGGTCAAAGAAAGTTTTTAATTCATGATTTAAAGTTAAAGGAAATTCCAGCTGGGGGAGGATTTCATGCATGGCATTATGAAAGTGGTGCTTTATCAGTTGCAGCGAGACAATTTGTGATTCAAGTTTATCTTAATGATGATTTTGATGGTGGTGAGACAGAATTTTTGTATCAACAAAGAAGAGAACCGGCAGTTACAGGAGATGTACTTATTTTTCCTGCATCTTATACTCACACTCATCGTGGAAATCCACCATTGGGTGGTTCTAAATACTTAGCAACATCATGGGGTATCATTCAAGATGATAATAATATATAAAATTACAGATTACTTTCCAGAATCTAATCAAATCGCTGTGAAATTTTGTCGTGAAAAATCATCTAAACCAATAGATGACTATAACGCTGTTGTAATTAATTTTGAAGATATTGATACAAATGATGTCGAAAGTTTTTCAGAGAGTTTAGTAAATAAAAGTGGGTTGAGAAGATTAGATAAACAAGATAGAAAATTAACAACACTAGATGAGAATATATCAGAAAAATCAAATGGCGAACTGAACATACGAGATTTAATTGGTAAGGTAATTGGGGTTGAATTTCCAACAAAAATCTATAGTAAAATTAAAATGAGGAGGGTGGAATTATGAATTTTAAAAGATCATTTAAAAAGTGTGAAGAATTTAGAATATGTTGTGCCTATGGAGACAAAGGAGTTGTTTTTGTTGATGAGCATGAGAAGAACAAAACATTATATTCAGTGCAAGTAAAAGGTTCTGGTCGATGTGCTGCTATCTTTAGTTCTGATTATATTGAAGGAGATGAAAAACAAAATAATTTTGGATGTATGAAACAATTTATTGGCAAACATATAATATTTGAATCTTATGAACCATTTAAACAATATGGATTTAACACCTTAAGTTACGATCAAGATTGGGATGGCAAACTTGTAGAGGGATCATTTCAAGGTAATGAAAACAGTTGGATCGTATGTTTTAAAGGAAATCCGATAATAAATGGTGTTGAACTCAAAGAAATGGACTATGCAAAACTAGATAATAAACAATATGATGTACAATTAAATGATTCATTAGTTGGGGTATTCACAAAATTATGACTCTTAAGATAACAGATAACGTAAGTAAAATTGAAAAAGAGGTTCGAGATGGTGATTTTAATTTAAATTTAAAAGATCACATATTATATCTACCATCTTTTATAAATCCTGATTTCTGTAAGGATGTGGTAAAAAATTTAAAAAGCACTGGACTTGATAAATCTACACCATATACAGATGGATTATTGAATGATTATACAGATTCTTACTTTGATCCTAATATCTCTTCAATCACAGACATAAAAAATAAAGTAAGTGAAGATGCTTTGAAATTATACGCAGATAAAGTAAGAGGATTCAACTGGGCCTATCATGAGTCAGATAAATTATTTGCATCTGAAATGATAGTCAGAAGATACAATAATAAATCAGAATTTAATTATCATTATGATGATATAGTAGGAGAGATATTTCCGCAGTGGTTCGTCAGAAGAAGGAATATATTAACCTGTAATGTATATTTAAATGAGGAAGATGAATATGAGGGTGGTGATTTACATTTTGCATCTTGTAATCTTACATTGAAACCAAAGATAGGTGATGTTGTAATTTCACCATCAAACTGGATGTTCTTTCATAAAGTTACTGAAGTTACATCAGGTGTAAGATACTCAGGCACATATTGGTATTATTATGGGTCAGATAAAAAAGTAGGAAAACGTGCTAGTCATGATAAAAATTTTTTAAAATGATTAGATATA